CCCAGCGCGAGGATGTCGCCTCCGAGGTCAGATTCGGCAAGGTATCTCTGCGCGACCTCGACGTTCTTCTTGGCCACCTTGCGGTATGCCGAGCGCACGCTGTTGCGCAGCTGCCGGGGTGTCATCTGCTTCAGCAGCTCGCCCCACTCCTTGCCGGTGTAGTCCTTCGGGTTCATTCGTTCACTCTCTCACATACGAGCTTGTTGAAGCCTCGCTTCTTGTTGGGAACGATGGCGACCACGGTGTACAGATAGCCTCCGTGGTGCCTGACACGCCAGTTCTCGCCGATGCGGTGGTAGGAGCGGATGTTCCACTCCGTCCGCACCTCGGGGAAGTGCTCCGCGTTCTCCTCGCTGCGGCTGCCTCGGTAGAGCACACGCTCCACATGGGCGCAGCCGCACTGGTTCCACACGGTCTTCTCCGCGCCAAAGCTGTCCTTCAGCACTATCGGCTCGAAGAGCGTCATCTCGTCCTGCATCTTGCCTGCTTTCATTGCTGCGGTGGATATTTCTCTATCAACTTGTCCATCCTGCCGCCGCCGCGCATCCGCTGGTAAGGCTTGATGAGCGACACCAGGGACTCGGCGAGCGGCTTGATGCTATCGTTGTCGATGTCTTCGCGGTAAGCGTATAGCGACGCTGCACGCATGAGGATGGCACGCTTCAGCGCCCTGGGGAAAGCCTCGTCGGGGATGCCCGACAGCTCCTCCTCGGTGTAGCCGATGCGGTCGATGACCTGTGCCTCTGCGTCGCACAAGCACTCGTACAAGTAGTCGTCGTCGCAGTGGCTGTCATCCGTCATCGTGTGACGCTTGAGGTATTCTATGCTTATCCTTGCCATGCCTCGTCGCCGTTAGTTCATGAGCGGACTGCAACGGTGCCCAGCACGAAGGCCTCGGGGCGCAGCGTCTTGGTGGCGTAGTCGCAGTTGAGAACGAAGTCCACGCTGTCCTTGCGTGCCTGTGAGTAGGGGTCGACCGTGAAGCGGAGGTCGCCGAAGAGACCCATGGGCTGGTAGCTCCAGTCGCCGAGACCGATGTGCTCGGTGATGACGGTCACCTCTGCAATGTCGCCGTTGCTCGGGCTTGCAATCTGGGCGAGTGCATGAGCCGCGCTGTCGTCGATCACCTTGTAGGTGATGGTGTCAGTCGACTGGATGGTGTAGTCCGCCCATGCGGAGCCGGAGGAGTTGTATTTCTTGACCGCCTTCGTCACGGTGCGGATGGCATTCGTGGTGTAGATGGGGAGACCGCACAGCATGTCGTTCTGCACCATGGGCACATAGATGCCGCTGGAGTTGACGGGGATACCCTCGAGGATGGCCTTCTGGGCCTTCGACATCACCCAGCAGAGGTGGTTGCCCTCGATGCCGTTGGCGAGCACCTTGGCCTTCATCTTGACGTTCAGCTCAGCGAAGGTCGGGGTGGATGACAGGTCAACCGACTGGGCGCAGCTCACGAAGGGACCGACAAGGCCTGCGCTGGAAGCGGTTCCGTTGACGGCTGCGGTGCTGAACTCAATCTTGTTGAGCAACTGACGCACGGAGAGGGGCATAATCTTCTTGACGATGGTCTCAAGCAGGCCGGCGCTCTGGTTGAGCGACTGGTTGCTCACGGGGATGGCAATACCGACGCGGGCAGGCGATGCCTGGAGCTTGCTGAACGGTATCTTGGTGTCGCTGAGCTCGGCTGCCTCGCCGAGAACGGTGGCCTCTACCATCTCGTACACTGGCCATACGAAGTCTCCTGCCAGACCTGTCTGGAAGGGAAGACCAACCTTGTCGAGGATGAAGCCCTCGGTCAGAGGCTCGAGGATGTCCTCGATATTCAGAGGAACGAGACCGCCTGCGGCCACGTCGGTGACGACCATGGTCGAGCGCATGAACATAATCTCGGTCTTACGGCCGGCCTTGGCATTGTCGCGGATGATGCGCTCTGCCTGCTCACGGGCGTCGGGGTTCTCGCGGAGATGCTCGGCAGCTGCGGCCTGCATCTTCATCTGAAGCAGCTGGTTCTCGCGGACGATGGCCTCGAACTCGGCGTTCTCGGCATCGGTGCGGCTGCGCTGCTCCTTCTCGCATGCTCCCGCAATCTCACTGATGCGGTCGCAGTTCGCTTGGTACTTAGTTACCAACTGACGAACATTCACTTGGTTCTTGTTCATTTTACAACTCTCTATTAAGGTTAAAAATCCGATATCTTCTTGGCCGATGCGGCGCGCATCTCGCGCAGCTGCTCGGTGTTGTCAACCTTCTGCTCCACCTCGGGCTCCTCATCGTCGATGAGCGCTTGCTCAAGGTCGCGCGCCTCGACGGAGGTCTCCGTGTAGGCGGGATGGGCAACAAGGCTGAAGTCATGGATGCCTCTCACCCGCTTGACGGTGCAGAGGGTGCAAGGGACGTCGCCCTCCATCACTGTGCTACGCTCCACATACTCGCTGTCGCGGTAGTAGGTGCTGAAGGCGAAGGACATGTTGCGGATGTCGCCGCGCTTCGCCAGCTCGTAGGCCTTGTCGCCGTCTGCGGTGTTGGGCACCAGGCAGCGGAAGTACACACCCTTCTCGTCCACCTCATACTTGAGCGTTCCCTCGCCGTTGACGCTGCGCCCAAGGATGGTGCCGAAGTCGTGGAACATCGTCAGCACGATGTCGCTGCTGTCAAGCACTTCCTTCGTGACTGCGCTGCGCGATATCTTCTCGCGGATGACATCGCCCTGGCGGGTCACCAGCGGCGTCGACGGGGTGTCGAAGAGGATGGCGTAGCCCTCGATGTAACGGCCGGCGTCATCGCCCTCACCGTCACGAGTGTGTAGGTCGGCGGACAGGCTTACCGTCCTCCTTATCACTTGGTTCTTGTTCATTTTCCTCATTGATTAATTGCATGATGGTCTTCAGGTTGGCCGACACGAGCACGACGTCGCCACCTTCCACGGGCGGGCGGTTCTCCTTGATGCGGAGCTCGTTCAGCGTGCTCAGGCCAGCCTGGATGAGGCCCGACTGATACCTCACCTTCGATTCGAGGTCGGTGGCGTACAGGGCCTCTCGGTCGAACTCCACCTTCCTCTTGACCGACAGCGACGGAGCGAACAGCTTGCGCAGAAGCTCAGACTCTATGCGGCGAAGGTATGGGTTAAGACAGGAGGTGAGGAAGTCCACGTTGGACATCTCCACACTCTTGTAGTTGTTGCTGGTGTCCGCAAACACCTTGGTGGGCGGAACCCTGAAGAAGCGGCAGATATCGACGGCGGCGAACTTGCGGCTCTCAAGGAACTGCATGTCGACGCTGCTCAGCGAGATCTGCTTGAACTGCACATCGCCCGGCACCGAGACGATCCGCTCACCTCCACGGAAGCGGCTGTCGATGTCAGCGGCGGCGTCAACCAGCTGGTCGTCGGTATACTCACCGAAGCCTGTGGTGGTGGTGCCGTTGCTGACAATGCCCCTCACGTCGCCGCCATTGGCGAACTGGTTGAGTGTGCTGTTGTCCCCCGATGAGGCGATGCCCATCGCCACACGGGCGAAGGTGAGCACGCTCACGCCATGCTTCGGGTCGTTCAGAGTGAGGTCCTTGATGTGGATGACCTCATCTTCCGTCCATGTGCCGCTCACGCCGTTGACGGTGTCGCTGAAGGTGTAGGTGTCGTTGATGGTGTCATGCATCACGGCCTTGGAATCGGCGAGCACGAGGCGGTCGATGTCCATCGACACCGGGTTGTAGACCGGCAGTATGTAGGCGTTTCCGTCGAGCAGAACGTTCTGAATCACGCGGAACCAGAAGTCATAAGCCGAAGTAGTCTCGTTAGGCTGCGTACCAAGAAGGTATTGCAGGCGGGAGCTTTCGTCGGGGACGAAGATGCCGTCGCGCATGCGCATCACACGGAGGGGAAGGCTCGCAACAGAGTCACAGATGAGCTTCACGCAGCTGTACACCGTAGCGACGTTCATGGGGCTCGACCCACCTCCCCACATGGATAGGTAGGCGGGATAGACACCCCCCTTCCTGGGAGGTATTATCTCGTCTTTCTGCGGCGCAGCGGCGGCAGGCTCGTCGCGCCGAAACAGCCAGCGGAAAAATCTGTTCATGTAGCAAATATACGGAAAATATCCGTCTTTCGGGTGCGCATGGCAGAGCGATTGAGCGGCTTTTCGCTTATATCGCGATTTTCGGAGAAAAAACAAGAAAAAATCGCTTATAAACGGAAAAAGGACAGCATTTTACGCTGCCCTCAATCCAATAAAAATAAGCTATTTTTCAGTGCTTGTAAGAGCCCAACAAGCCCAATGTCATCAGCAGCGTCACCGCGCCGTCGATTTTCCTTGTCGGGTCCGCCTTGATGGGCTTCTTGTTCTCGAGCTTGTCCTCGTCAATCACGCAATTAGTGAGACAGAACACGTTGATGGGGCTGTCGTTGATGCTGATCAGCGGCGGTGTGGCATAGGCAAGCATCTCCAGCGTCTCAACAGGGAGGTTGAAAGCGCCATAAGTCTGGGAGTATGGCGACAGCACACCACCGGCGCCGGCTGCGATGAGCGTGTTGACAAGTTCCTGGCTCTTGTAGGAATCGTAGCCGATGCGGATGATGGTCACCACCTGCGTCATGCGGATGATGTCATCGGCTATCATGCGCACGTCGATGCGGTCTCCCTCGCACAACTTGAGGTAACCGTCGGCATGCCATCTGCGATACATCTGCTCGTTGGGGTGCCCCTTCAGCGCTCCCTCTGGGAAGTA